GGCAGCCGCCGTGGCGGTGGAGTCCACCACGTTGATGAAGTTCTCGGCGGTGATGTTGGCGTTGGCGTCCCGCTGGGCCAGCGTGGACACCGTCGCGGCGGTGGCGTAGGCGGCGGCGGCCAGCCCGGCCAGCGGCAGCCCGGTGCAGTTGGTCAGGGTGCCCGAGGCCGGGGTGCCCAGCACCGGCGCGGTCAGCGTCGGGGAGGTCAGCGTCTTGTTCGTCAGGGTGTCGGTGGTCGCCCGGCCCACCAGGGTGTCGGTGGAGGTCGGCAGGGTCAGCGTGCCGGTGTTGACAATGGTGGAGAAGGTCGGGGAGGTCAGGGTGATCCCGGCCAGCGTCAGCGCACCGGAGGCCCGGTTGATGGTGACCGCCGTGGTGCCGATGTTGATGGTGCCGGACGGGGCGACGAAGTCGGTACCGGCGACCGCCGCCGTGAACGCGGTGGTGCCGTTGCCCTTGACCAGGCCGGTCAGGGTGGTCGCCCCCGTTCCGCCGTTGGCCACCGCGACGGTGCCGGTGACGTTGGCAGCGGTTCCGGTGGTGCTCTGATTCAGGGTCGGGAAGGTGCAGTTGGCGAGGTTGCCCGAGGCGGGGGTACCCAGAACGGGGGCGGTCAAGGTCGGGCTGGTAAGCGTCGGGGTGGGGAGGGTCTGGGTCGCCGCCAGGCCGACCACGGTGTCGGTGGCGGTTGGGAAGGTGAAAACGGTGCCGTCAGTGCCCTGCAGGGTCAGGTCGCTGATCGCCTTGAACACCTTGCCCGCCGCCAGCGAGGAACCCACCCAGTGCGCGTCGGTGGTGGGGGTGCTGATCAGGGCGGTGTAGATGCTGACCCGGCTGGGCTGCATCACGGTGATTTCATTGCCCGCCGAGGACTGCACGGTGACGGTGCCGGTCGAGTTGTTGATAATGGTGTACGCCTGACCGGCCTGCACCCCGGTGGTGGGCAGCTTCACGGTCTGGGTGGTGGTGCCGGTGAACACCTGAATCTGGGTGGCCGAGATGTCCAGCGTGGTGATCGCGGCGGCGGTGGCCGTGGAGGTGATGGTCGGGATGAAGTTGTCGGCCAGCAGGTTGTTGTTGGCGTCGCGCTGGGCGATGCTGCTGGCGGTCGCGGTGGTCGAGGCCGCGACGTTGGTGACGTTACCCAGGCCGACCGCCGTGGCGTTCAGGGTCTGCCAGGACTTGTCCCCGCGCCAGTATTGGGCGGTGGTTCCGGCGGTGATCGCCGGTTCCTTGGTCGAGTCGGCGATGGTGATGTTGGCTGACCCGTTGAAGCTGACACCGTTGATGGTTCTCGCGGTGGCCAGGGTGGTGGCCGTCGCCGCGTTACCCGTGGTGGACTGATTCAGGGTGGGGAAGGTGCAGTTGGTCAGGGTTCCCGAGGCGGGGGTGCCTAAAGCCGGGCTGGTCAAAGTCGGGCTGGTCAGGGTTTTGTTGGTGAGGGTTTGGGTGCCGGTGGTGGTGACCAGGTCAACGCCATTGGCCTGCACGGTGCCCGTGCCCTTGGGCACCAGGTTGATGGATACGTTGGTGTCAAACGACCCCGCCACGCTGAACGACGGCGTCGAGCCGGAGGCGACCTGGTTGACCTGCAGGTAGTTGACGTTGCCCGACGAGGCCGCGCTGGTGACCGCGAAGCTGTTCGCTGCGTTGTTGGCGCGGAAGAAGATGCTGCCGGTGCCCTTGCTGCCCAGGGTCAGCGGGACGGTCGCCGCCGTGCCGACCGCCGACACACGCGGGGCGGTACCGGAGATGTTGTTGGCGATTTCGATGTAGGAGTCACCGGAGGCGACCGACCCGAACCCCAGCAGGTTGCCGTTGGCGGTGTGGCTCACCAGCAGGCCGTCAGCGACCTGCAACGTCTTGTTGGTCAGGGTCGCGGTGGCGCTGTTCTTGGTCGCGTCCGAGGTGTTGTCCACGTTGGCCAGGCCCACATCGGACTTGGTCAACGCCGCCGAGGCCCAGGTCGACCCGGTGGAGCGCAGCACGTTGGCGGCGGTTCCCGGCGCGACCGCCTGCAGCGCCCCGGTGCCGTTGCCCAGCAGCACGTTGTTCAGCGCCAGGGTGTTCGACCCGGTGCCCCCGTTGGCCACCGGCAGGATGCCGGTGACGTCCAGGGTCAGGCTGACCGACTGATCCTTGATCTGGGAGCCGGTTACCTCTGTCCGGGCCATGCTGGGTTCCTCACTGTGGGATTAACTGAAGTTAAGGCGTGGCGTTAACTTCACTTGGGAACTAACTGAAGTCAAGGCGTGGCGTTAACTTCACTTGAGGTAGCTGACCCGCACCTTGTCGCCGGAGGCCGGGGCGCTCAGGAAGGTGATCGTGCTGGTGGCGATGGTGTAGTCGTTGCCCGCCCCCGGCTCCTGCTGGATGCCGTTGAGGTAGACCTGTTCGGTGCCCGAGATGGGGGTGTTGGCCAGGACGTAGGTGGTGTTGGAGCCGTTCACCAGGCCGGACGGGGTCTCCCGCACGACGAAGTTGGTGGTCTTCATGACCGTGGAGACCAGGGTCACCGCACCGGCGGACGACACCGTGGTGACGTCACCGGACAGCGTGGTCGGGGTCAGCACCCCGCTGGCGTTGGCGATGTAGACCTGACCGGCGGTGCCGGTCTTGACCCGCAGACCCGAGGACACCTCCAGCGAGGCGTCGGAGAGCCGCACCTGGACGCTGTCGGCGTTGACCGTCAGCGATGTGTCGGCGGCGACCAGGTCGAAGGTCGAGCCGGTCAGGGTCAGGCCCGCCCCGGCGGTGTACAGCGAGCCGCCGGCGACCTGCGAGAAGACCAGCGCGGTGGTGCCCAGGGTGACCGGGTCGTCGGTGGTCAGCGTCCACGACGAGTTGCCGTTGGCGGTGCCCTGGCTGACGAACACGGTCAGACCGGCGCTGACGTCGGCGGTGATGTCGGCGTCGGTGGCCCGGGTCGGCGCACCGGTCGCGTTGACGGTGTAGATGCCGTTCTCGGAGCCGGTGGTCTGGTTCTTGAGCAGGATGCGGTCACCGGTGGCCAGGGTGACCCCGTCGACCACCGAGCCGTTGGCGTAGGCGGTGGACAGCGTCCCGGTGACGGTCGACGCGGCCCTGACCGACTGCTTCCAGTCGAAGCCCTGGATCAGGCCGTCCACGTAGGCCTTGGTGGCCGCGTCCTGGGCGTTGGTCGGGTCGGCGACGTTGGTCAGCTTGTTGCTGCCCATCGACTGGGCGGCGGTGAACGCCCGGGCGCCATCGGCCCGGACGTAGGAGACCGCCAGCCGGTCGTCGGCGATGGTGCCGAGCGCGAGCCGGTCGGAGGTGATGGAGGCCGACCTGATCTGGGTCGCGCCGTTGATCTGTGTTTGGGGCATGTCCTCACTGCGCTTTCTGGTAGACCACCGCTATGACGTCATCGTCGAGCGGCGGGGAGGTGAAGGTGACATGTGTGGATGACACCAGGTACCCCTGGCCGGGGATTTCCAGCAGGCCGTTACGGAACACCTGGATGGCCTGGTCGAGGTCGGCGGTGTCGGACAGCGGAAAGGTGGCGTTGACGCCGTTCTGGTACTGGGCCGGGAGGACTTCGGAGATGGCGAGGTAGGTCAGGCCGGGCTGGCCGGGTTCCCCCCTCGCACCGGGTTGGCCTTGCGGCCCCATCGACTCGACGACCACGACTTGGGGTACGTCGTTGCTTGCCGCTGTGACCCTCCGCAGGCCACCCGATGGTTGCTGGGAGTTGACCCAGACGCCATTGAGCAGTTTCTGCCAGGCGGAGGCGGCGGTGTTGTACCGCCAGGGGTCGCCCTGCTCGTCGACCCACCTCGGGGCGTCCAGGGTGGGATCGGTGTCCGGCCACGCCGGCGCCGTGACCGTGGAGGTGACCGTCCCGGCGATGACCCGCTGAAGCCCGCCGGAGGGGAGGACCGAGAACTGCCAGGTGCCGTTGACGAGTTTCTGCCAGGACGCCGTGGAGGTGACGAACCGCCACTGGCCGCCATTGGCGTCCACCCACTGCGACGACATCCTGGCTAACCTTTCCGACCCTCTGTGCTTACCCCTTCAGCAAACTCGGGGCGGCACCCGGATTGCTCCAGATGACCGCCCCGAGTCCATGTGCTGCGGATTGTGACTACGCCTTACGGAGGATCACAATGCCCCGGGGGTTCAGGACCGCCATTCCGACGAGCTCATCCATGACCCATCCCTTGTGGAATTGAGCCACGTTGTTGTTCTCCTCCACGTCGAGGCTGTACATGACCGGGAAGACGCCGAGGAACTCGGGGTCCGGGGTCAGGTACGTGGTGCCACGCGGGATGATGATGGACTTGCCGATCTGGAACTCACCGAACTGGACGATGCGCTCACCAGCAACGACAGAGTCCTTGAAGGCCCAGCCGGTCTGGTTAATGTCCCACCGGTAAAAATCCCGGTACTCCTGCGGGTTGCAGAGCAGCCGCGAGGAGTCCAACTGACGCTGGTCGGTGTAGGTGACCGCCGTGTAGAGGTCATCCGGCTGCAGGTAGTTACCCGCGACGGTGATCTCGTTGGGCAGTGCGCCGGTACCGGGCACCGAGGAGGTGTCGACCGCGCGGTACGAAACCGCGGCCGCCTCAAGCAGCGTGACGAGGCGCGAGTCCTCTTGCCGCATGATGGCCTGCTTGGTCATGTCCTGCACGTATTCCACGATGTTGCTGCGGAGGTAGTACAGGTCCTCCTTCTTGATCTGCGGGAACGAGGCGATGCGGAACAGCTGCACCTCGACGCGCTTGCCCTCGAAGGGGGTGATCTTGATTTCACCCTCGTTGCCGTGCAGGAAGTAGGCCTGCCCGAGGTCGTCGAGGACGTCGTAGAAGATCGGCACACCCGGGGTGAGGGTGTCCTCCAGAAGGACGTTACGCAGGATGCCCTGGTAACGCAGCTGGAGCTGGATCGGGCCGATCATCGACTGGCCGAGCCGCTGGATGCCGCCGACCTTGTCCGCGAGGATGTGGGCCAATTTGGCTTGCTTCTCGCGGGCCGACAGCTTGCGACCACCCAGGCGGCGCTTGGCCGACACGATGTCGCTGACGTAGTCGTCAGACGAACGGGAGAAGCGGCCCAGGCCGCTACCCGCTGCTACTGGGAGACTCATGATCAGCTACCCCCTGCCAGGGCCGTGGCCGACGACAGGTCGACGCGGTTGAGGCGGATGACGATCTTGTCCGGTGAGGGGATGTCGATCAGTTCCGCGATGCTGTTCTCGCTGGTCGCGCCGACAGGGGTCAGGCGACCCTTGTTGTTGGCGGTCAGCATACGGCGGCCCGGGCCGGTCACCGTCGGCCAGGTGGCCGTGGTGTCGAAGGCGGGGGCCAGAACCTCGAAGACAGCCTGGTCGCCACCGACCCACACCGTGAACAAACCGGTGCCGGTGCTGGAGACCTCGTTGACGCCCAGGGCGGGCGCAACGAAAAGGGCCGAGAGGCCGAACGGGACGGTGCCCGCTGCGCCGGTGTAGGGCGCGAAAACCTCGCCGTAGAGCCGCTGCATGACGGTTCCGGGCAAGATGTCGAAGCTGACGTTCAGGTTCGGGTCGAGGAATCCACCCCAGGGCGTGGCCTGGTGGTTTGCGTACAGGGGGCGCAAGGTGCGCTTCTGTGCCGGGTTCGACAACGGCGGACGAAACATCTGCTTCCTCCTTTCAGAGTGTTAGGGTGCCCGCTGGTCAGATGAACAGCGAGGAATCGTTGCGAGGGTCGTGCGCTGCCAGTCGCTGCGGGGCTGCCGCGGTGCGGGTTCCACCACCCAGTCCCGCCGGGATCGGCGAACGTGCGGCCCCGCGAGACATTCCGCTGGCGACCTTATGGAGGTCCGCCTGACGCACGGCGGCGAACCTCTCCAGGAGTGCGACCCGATCCTGGATCAGGCCGCGGTTCATGCGCTCGAACTCGGCCGCGAGCGCATACTTCCGCTCCCTCGAGTTCGGCTCCAGCCCGGCGGCGATCATGCCCTCGGCGCACCGCATGGCCAGCAGGCCACCGGCGGTCTTGACACGAGCGGCGCTCTTGCTGGCCTCGCCGGGCGCCCAGTTCTGATCGGTGCTCAGATCGGGCTTGGCGACGTCGTCCCCGGCGTTGTCGCCGAAGTCGCGGAGGTCGAACTGTGAGGCCTGTGCTTCCGCGCTCGTCACATTCTCGACCGGGGCCTCCACGTCGATACGACCGTCCGGTGCTGCGACATCCAGCGACTCGTTGGAACGCTTGCGCATCTTGGTGGCTCCCTTGGTGTTGGGCTTGTTGTTCTTTCGGGCCTCCCGCAGCACGATGCCCAGCGCGGGGAAGAGCGCCTGCGGGCTGATACCGGCTTCGCGGGAGAACTGGGCTGCGGCCTTCTTGATGGTGGCCTCGGTGTGGCGCCGCGAGGACTTGCCGGTCTTCTGGGCCAGCCAGCCGTCGAACGCCTTGAAGGCACGCAGCGAGGCGTCCTTCGGGTTGGTCGGGACGACCCCGTCATTGGGGTCGGCGGAGATGAAGCCGTCGCCGGTCAGCGCCTCGCCCTCCGAGCCGGTCTGCACGGTCGGGTCGACGACCACCGCGGTCGGGCCGCCGGACTCGTCGAACGCCCGGCGCTGCTGGACCCGGGCCAGGGCCTGGGCGTCGCGGAGGAGCTGGGCGCGGCCGCGCTGGACGCGGGCGACCAGGTTGTTCTCGGTGTTGGAGATGTCGTGGGTGTCCTCGTCGGGATACTCGCCGCGGACGGGGGGCGGGGTCTGCGAGAGGAAGGCCTCCTCCTGCTCGCCCTGATCGTTGCGGCCACGTTCGCCGCCGTCAACGAGCGGACCCTCAGCGAAGTGCTGACGCCGCCCGGCGGTCGCCACCTTCGTGCGGTTGGCGATTGAGGTGCGTGCCATGTTGGCGGTTCCTTTCCTGGGGTTCCTATTGGTTGTTGAAAGTTCTCGCCCGTTTTCCAGGGTCGAGAGTCTGGCTGCTTGCCGTCGGTAGTCGGCGTTTTCGGCCGGGGTCATGTCCCGACCGGCCTCGACGGCATCCAGCCAGTTGGCGACACGTCGCCCGTAGTAGCCGTCGAAGTAGTCCAGAAGCGCAGCGGTGATGGGCTGCGGGGGCATCCCTGAGGGGTCCCCGGGAGGTGCCATCGCGGCCGGGTCCTGGGAGGGCATCGCCGGCGGCACCGCGACGGGGGCACCGGCCTGCTGCGGCACCTGCGGCGGTTGGCCGGGCATGGGAATCCTCAGGGTGATGAAGTTGCCCTGGTCCTGCGGCGGGCCGCCCTCGGCCGGGCCGGGAATCCCGGTGGTGTCCTGGCCGGACATCTCCTGCTTGCGGTCGATCTGGGCGGCCTGGGACAGGTCGGGTTCGCTCAGCTCGGCCGGTGAGTCGATGTTGCTGGCGAAATCGTCGGCCGGGTCGACGTACCGCTGGTCGTCGTCGTTGTCGTCCTCCGGGGCGCTTCCCTCCTCGCGGAGGGTGTCCACCGCCATCGGGGCCTCCTTCTCGCCCCAGGCCAGCTTCCTGGCCCGGGACCGGGCGATCTTCTTCAAGGCGGCGCTCCTGACTTGACGGCGGCGGCTCCTGCCGGTGACGGGGTCGCGTACCACCATCACCCCGGCGCCGCCGATGTTGTTGGGGGCCGGGGACACGGTGTATCCCTTGCCCAGGACGCCCTGGACGTACTCATGCAGCTCGCCGCGGGTGAACCCCTTCTGGCGGCGCTGGCGGCCCTCCGGACCCATCATCACCGCGCCCGGCTCGTCGTCGAGGTGCCGGTCCCGGGGCACGCCCCGGGTCACGTCCGGCCGGGTGGTGATGAGGGCATGCCCGCCCGGGGCGAGGATGCGCCCGATCTCCCGCACGGCGTGGTCGCGCTGCCCCGGCTCGAGGCCGGGGTGGAGCACGTTGAGGACGTTGAGGCTGACGACCCGGCCGTAGCTGGCGTCGGGGACGTCGCAGCAGTCGCGGAAGGTGGGTCCGTCCGGATGGGCGAACCTGTCGGCGTTCGGCTCGAAGGTGTGGAAGCCCAGGCCGCCGTCCTCGGGCGGCAGGCTGCTCAGCCCGCGTCCGGCGCCGAAGTCGAGGGTGTCGCTCTCCGGGGCGCCCTGGCTGTCCAGGTACTCATGGGCCTTGAAGTAGGTGGGCAGGGTGGATTTGCCCTGCTGGGTGTACTGGGTGTTGGGATCGAACGGCATGGCCTCGCGCACCATCGCCTCGATCTCCTTGAGGTCGGCGTCCTCGACCGGGGCGCGGGTGGTGGTGGCGGTGTCGGTCTCCCACGGCTTCTTGCCGCCCGCGTTGGCGAAGTCCTCCTTGGTGTACTTACCCGCCGCACGCTGCGCCGGGGCCAAGGTGGACGCAGCGGGGGCGGTGGTGGTGGTGGTCGGCGACGGGGTCTTGTAACCCGCAGGGGTGGGTATGTTGATGTGCAGATGGTCGTAGTGGTTCTCGGTCGGGCTGCCCCGGTCAGGCATCTTGTAGAAACTTCCATCGGGCCGGTAGAGGTTCTGCTGCCAGATGACGTGCTTGACGTTCGGGTTCTTCAGCGCCTGATCCTTGATGGAGTTGCCCCGCTCCAGGTCGCTGATCATGATGTCCATCGCGTCGCCGGTGCCGTGCTCGTCCCAGGGCTGATCGACGACCGGGTTGTAGCCGCCCAGCGACAGGTCGCCGTGGTCCTTGGCTATCTGGTCGTAGAAGTCCCTGACGGCGGGGTTCAGCCCGTCGCGGCCACTCTTCCCGCTGCCCTGGTAACCGCCCGCACCGCCTGCGGCCCCACCGCCGCCGGGTTGGCCCAGGGTGGCCGGGTCGTAGGAGACCTGGTTGACCGGGTTGTTGGGGGTGTCCTTGCCGATCTGCTCGCCCTGGGCGAGGCCGCGGGAGCAGTCCATCCCGGGCGGGCAGTCCCCGGCGTGCTTGTGGCGGGAGCCTTGCTTGATCGACTTGATGTGGTCGGTGAAGTTGCGTCGCCCAGAGGCCTCACTGCCTGAGTCAGATTGCCAACCGCACGAACACTTCGGCGCAAGCCCGCTTGACCTCTCGCCGTTGCTATAGCCCTTGCTTTGGCCCCAGTCAAGATCGTGACTGTCGCCGTTGATGTCAATGGCCTTATTCTTGCGAATAGTCTGAAGTTCCCAGTCATTGCGGGCTGCGTTTCTGTCCAGACCGGCCACCACCACCTTGGAGGCCACGGCGGTCTCGTCGGCAGGCTCGAAGACGTAGGACAGCTCGAAGAAGCTGATCTTGTGGCACGACTCGAAGACCAGGACCTCCTCCCGCTTCCCGGTCTTGCGGTCCAGCCGGGACAGGGTCTTGCCCTTGTGGTTCTGGACGTGGTCGCACATGTCGTGCAGGTCGGTGGCCCGGTTGTGGCAGTACGAGCAGATCGTGAACCCGGCCTCCGCGCCCATCGACACCGAGTCCAGCCCGCCGGTCTTGATCTCATGGGCCAGCTTCGGGAACCGCTCGGCGTCGACCTCCTGGACCACCTCGATGTAGCGGTCGGGGCCGTTCTCGACGTAGCGGGCCGCGACCACCACCCCGCGTGCCTTGGTCGGGTCGTGGTTCTCGTGGTTCACGAAGACCGGCTTGCCGATGAAGGTCCGGTAGGACTTCTTCAACTCATCGCTCGGCCAGCCGTCGTAGTTCTGGTTGACCCGCGCCGAGATGGCCCGGACCACCGTGTACAGGTAGCCGGGCTTGAGCCGGAAACCCTCGTCGACGGTGAACCCGTCGAGGGCCAGCCTGCGCCGGAACCGCCTGGACGCCCGACCCGACGACCCCTCGGGGGTCAGGTCGGACAGCCGGGCGTCTTCGGCGGCGATGTGGCGGGTGCTCACTCAGATGTCTCCGCTCACCAGCCGAGGGTGTTCATGTCTTCGTAGTGGGTTCCCTTGAGGTCCAGGGAGGCCAGGTTGCGGGCACCGCCCCTGTCGCCCTCCCGGACCAGCTCGTCCTGCTCGGCCAGGCTGTAGTTACGCCCGGCGGTGCGCAGGAAACCCTGGGCGGCCCCGGCGAAGTCGTCGAACCGGCCACCGCCGCCGCCGGCGCCCGCGCCCAGCGCGGTCTCGCCGAGGTGGGCCTGGAAGGTGCGCACGACGTCGGAGTCGTCGTCGGTGGAGTAGCCGATGCTGGCCTCGCGGTGGTACGGGTCCTCGTCCTCGGCACGCATCGGGTGGCGCATGCGGTCTTGCTCGCTTTGCCGAAGATGCAACTCAAAGTCCGAAGGCTCGCCGTCGTAGCTGCCCTGCTTCTGCCAGTCGCCCATCGACTGAGTCAGGTCGCCGTCACCCAGGTCGGTGACGTCATCCATCTTCTTGCGGGCCTTGTCGGCGTACTCCTCGGAGGTACCGAACTCGAGGGCACCCGGATTGCCGGAACCGGCGAACGGCAGGTGCGGAAGCGTCTTGGGGTCGTCGTCGTCGCCAGCCCCGGCCGGGTAGGCGTAGCGCACCCACTCGTCGAAGTCCCGCTCCGAGGCGAACACGGTGCTGGCCTGGCGGCCACCGCCGCCGAGGCCGCTCAGGCCGTTGACCAGGCCGCCGATGCCGGAGGAAATCCCCGAGATGGCGCCACCCAGGCCGGGCAGGAAGCTGCCCACCGCGCCGCCGATGGCGCCACCGATGTCACCGACCGAGCCGCCGATGTCAGCCATGCCGTCGCCCTGCCCGCCCCCGCTGCCCATGCCGGGCATGCTGGGCATGCTGGGCAGGCCGGAGTTGGAGCCAGCGGCCTGGGCGCCGGGATTGGCGGCGCTGTTCTGCTGCTGGGACTGCTGGGCCGGGTCGGCCGGGTCGTAGGTGTCCTCCGCCGTGGGGCTTCCCGGCATGGCCCGGCCGGTGCCGGGGGTCTGCGCCGTCGGTGATGGCTGGCTGGCGTCGGTCGCCGCCGCGTCGGCGGTGCCGTCCGTACCCGAGCCGTCGCCCTCGGCGGCCCACCGCAGCCAGTCCCGGGCGGAACGCCGCGAGGCCTTGGGGGTGATCGGGGCCGGGGCCGTGGTCGCCGGGGCCTCCGCCGCGAGCGGCGGTGGCGACGCAGGCGGTTCCGCCGCATCGGTGGCCGCCCCACCGGCGGGCGGCGCGGGTGCGGCCGGGGCCTGCCCGGTCGCCGCGCTGGTGTCCACCTTCTCCGGGGTGGCGATGTTGTTATCGGAACCGCCACCGGCCGGGTTGGTCTTGTCACCGGACACCCCGGCGTTGCCGATGTCGTTGGCGAAGTCCTTCAGGTTGATCTTGGTGCCAGCTGCGAGGTTGTCGATGTTGTCACCGGCGACGCCCTTGTTCAGGTCGTACATCTTCTGGTAGTTGTTCATGTCGCCGGTGGTGCGCTGCGCGATGTCGGTCCAGGTATCACCGGCCCCTACGGTGTAGTTACCGTCGGCGTCGAGCATGTTCTTGGTGATCGCGGCGTTGTTGCCGTTCTCGGCCCCCGCCACGCCACCGTCGCTGACGTTGCCGGAGGTGGGAGCGCTGGGGGCGGTCCCCGTAGCGGCCCCCGCGCCTGCGCCTGCGCCTGCGCCTGCGCCCGTGCCTGCGCCTGCGCCTGTGCCTGCCGCGTTGCCTTGACTATTTTGCGGGGCACCCACGGTGGGTGAATTGACGGTAGGCGCACCGACGGTAGGCGCAACGGTGGTGCTCCCCGGATTCGGCTCGGTCGCGGCGAAACCCTTGGTGCCGGGCGCGGGGGCGTCCTCGGGCACCGGGTAACCATCCCGGCTGAAGTCGTTGTCGCCGATGTCGAAGTCGGGGATTAGGTTTTCCTGGTCGGTGGTGTCAATCTGGTTGTTAGTGTCCCTGGTGAAATAGTTGCGGGCCTTGTCGTAGAGGGAACGCGGGCCGTTGATGATGTTGTTGCTGAAGTCAACGGCTGAGTTCGCACGCTCCTCAAAGGCGTTCTCGAACGGGCTGTCTCCCTCCGGCGCGGCGGTGCGGCGCACGGCTGCGACGAACTGGCTGGCGTCCGCGCCGTGCTCGCGGGCCTCCTCGACGGTGTCCTGAATCCGGCGGACCCGCTCGGCCATGCCCCCGAAGTCGTCCTCCTGGTCACGGTCGGCGTCGTCGCGTAGCCTGGTCAGGTACTTGTCGGCGTCGGCGGCGTCATGAGCCTCGTAGTCGGCCTGGGTGTCATCCGAGGCGTCGTCGGCGCACCCGGAGTAGCGGGACAGGAACGCCACCAGCTGGCGCGGGTAGGGCCGCCGGTCGGCCTCGCAGCGCCGCATCAGCCGGGCGAAGTGGACGATGTCCTGGTCGCTCACCACGTCGTCGGGGCCGGTGTCGTCCCGCTCGTCCTCGGTGACGTCGAGGAACACGTGCGCGTCGTCGCAGTCGTTGACCACCAGCTCCGGGGTCAGCCGATCCGGCCCGTTCTGCAGCGCGTCGGCGTGCCGGAGACCGGCGGCGAACACCGGCATCGGGTACTGCCGGTCACGCGGTTCGCGCTTCTTGATGATCATGTCCGACGGGCCGCGGCGGCGGGGTTGCTGCCCCTGCAGGGCCGCGCTCTGCATGGTCAGGTAGGAGGCGTAGGCGTGGCTGCACAGCCGTCCCACGTAGGAGAACTTGCGCTTGAAGGCCCACCGGCCCCACTCGCAACCGCAGTGCCAGTTCGCGATGGACTGGTCGCCGTAGCTCGCGCCCTTGAGGATGGTCACGTCGTAGGTGCCGTGGTCGCCGTCCACCGAGGCCATGATCCGGGACGGGGCGATGTCCTTGACGTGGACCGCGCCGGAGGTCTTCAACCGCATGGCCTTGGCCCGGACGTCCTTCCAGGCCGCGGTGCGGATACCGCTGTCGGCCTCGACCAGGTCCATGTACTCGGCGAACCGGGGGTTCAGCCCCTCGTCCATGAGCTGGCCGATCCGGTTGATGTAGGCGTCCGGGTCGTGCCGGAACTGGGCCACCGGGTCGTTGTGGTAGTCGGCGCTGGCGGTCAGGTCGATGTACTTGTCGGACAACCCGGCGGGGCGGGTGCCGGCGTCGTGGATCATGCCGTTCCAGTCGCCCGGGTCGGTCGCCTCGAGGGCACCGTCGAGGGACTCGCCGCCCCGGCCAACCAGGCCGTTCAGGGCCATCGGACCCAGCACCCGCAGCGCGGGGCCGACCAGCGCGGCCGGGTTGGCCTCATGCACCGAGGAGCTGCGGATGGAGGAACCCCAGCCCGGGCCGGGCGAGAGCACGTCCACGGCGGTGTCTATCATCCGGCTGGCGCCGCCGACGGCCGCGGCGCCCGCGGCGCCCCAGGCGGCCCCCGAGGCGGCGTCGGAAATCTGGTCGACGGGCAGACCCGTTTTTTTCTGAATCTGCTTCTTGATGGTATCCGGGATCATGTTCCAGACCACAGAGGGATGGGCGGCCTCCCGGCGCATGCCCTGGCGGGCGAACAGCTCGGGGTTCGGCCCCGGCCCGTCATCGTCGTCGTCCTCACCGTCGAAGGTCAGCGAGTCAGCCGACCGCAGCCGCTCATCGGCGTCGATGTGGTGGATGGGCTGGATGGTGGACGAGTCGTCGTCGCCGAAGCTGCCGATGGCGTCGTGCTGCGGGTCGGGGTTGTAGGGCAGCTCGGTGGAGTTGTCGTGGTCCATCGGCGCCCAGGCATGCCGGGCATTGCCACCCCGGTCGTCCCACCGGACACCGTCCATCAGTTCTTCAGCCGTCAGGCGCGGTGCCCCGGCAGGCTCTTCATCGGAGAACCAACCCTCCGGGCGGTCCTCCCCGAGGTTCTCGTCGCGCAGGCCGCCGATTTTGGTCTCGTCCAGCCAGACCTCAAAACCCGCACCGGCCACCCTGTACTGGGTGCGACCCCGCACGGTTTCCTGGGCGATGATCCGGCCAGGACCGTATTCGGTGTGAACCGTCGACATTGCTGTCCTCCTTGAAGGGGCTTCTACACCTTTGAGGGAGAACAACCACGATCTACAGGATTCACTCCTTGACGTAGATGGGCAGCCCCAGCACCCCGGAGTCGGAGTTCTCCCAGAACAGCGCCCAGGTCAGCTTCAGCATCTCGACCCTGGTGAAGGTGTCCACGTCGGGTACCGCCAGATCGACCGCGTCGGCGCTGTGCTGGGCCACCACGCCGTGCTCGTTGAGGTAGCTCGCCAGGCTGGCCGCCTCGTCCACATGATCGGTCTGGATCGAGTGGTACGAGATGTTCTTCGTGATGGCCATTGAGGCGCTTCCTTCCGCGGTGGGGTGAATCCGACAGACAAAGTTCCGGTCAGACATCTGTTCAGATGCCTGACCGGACGGTTTGGAGGTTCAGCCGGTGGATGAAAAACGGCTGAGGACTACGGCGAACGGTGACGGCGAAACAAGTTCCAGAACCGGCACTATCCGTTTACTCCTTTGCTGGGCAACCCTTTTCGTTTGCCATCTGGCAGCATAATCCGGGGAACGTGACGGGCGCAACACTTTCCTACCACTCCGGCTCGACGCCGAAGATTTCGTAGAACTGCTCCAGCATGTCGTCCAGAATCCGCCTGGAATCGTCGGCCCCACCGGCCAGCATCTCCGGCCAGTCGGCCTGGAGCTGGCCCTGGTAGGACTGCATATTCAGGGCACGGTAGAACTTCGGGTCGCCGACCAGATCGGACACCCTGGGGTGCCTGGCCGGGCTGAAGTCCCAGGACGCCACGGTCTCCAGTCGGCGTACCTGGTTCTGGACCTGCTCCTCGCTGGCGGTCAGGCTCTTGCCGTAGCTGGACGGCCCCGACTCGAACTTCGACAGCGCCCGGGGACCGGCCTCCTCCTTGCCCTTGCGGGTGCGCTTGCGGCGACCGGCGCCGACCTGCTTCGGGGTATTGGAGCGCATGCTGTCGGACTCCACCGGGCGCTGACGGTTGCGGGGAATCTCGGTCGGCTCCGGCACCCCGGGCGGCAGCTCCGCGCCGACCGTGCCCTGCGGGGGCATCCCCGCCGGGCCGAAGCCGTGGGGCCCGTTGACCTGGCTCAGACCGGCGTTGCGCATGGCGTAGACCCCGGCCGGGGGATTACCCGGCCCGGGGGCCGCAGGGCCGGGCGCCGACAGCGGCGACACGTTCGGTCCCTGCGCGGGGGCCTGCATGCCGCCCCCCATCTCGGCCTCCGCCTCGGCCTGGGCCTGGGCCTCGGCGTCCTCGGGCGGCGGCGGCGGGGCGGCCATCCCGGCCCCGATGGGGGCCATCCCCCCGGCGGCCATCTGCTGCTCCATCATGGCCTTCTGCATCTCGATCTGGTCGGCCTGCATCTCGGCCTGGGCCTCCCCGGCCACGGCCTGCGCCTCGCCCAGCTCGGTCTGGGTCTTGCCCTGCCGCAGCTGCAGGGTGGACATCAGGTGCTGGGCCAGCTCAGGCGGGTACGGCAGGTTCTGGCTGTCGCACAGGTCCTGCACCTTCTTCATCGCCTGGGCGGTGGCCATCAGCTTGGCCACCGATTCCTCGGCCTGGCGCTCCAGCTCCTGGTCGAACCGCATGTCGATGTTGACGGCCAGGGTCTTGTCCGAGACCGGCACGCCCATCGCCTTCAGCTGGGAGATGAACGCCCGCTCCTGGGCCTCGTCGCGGAGGTTCAGGGTGGAGAACTTCACCTCCGGCACCAGCAACTTGGGGACCTTGCGGATGAACTCCTCGCCGGTCTCCGGGTCGACCTCGACGATCTCCCGGTAGATCGGGACCCTCTGACCGCCCTTGAGGTCGTAGTCGTAGTGGCCCTGGGCCTCGGCGATCACCTCGGCGCGGCGGATGATGTGCCGCTTGAGGCTGTTCTGGAAGCCGGTCATGATCTGGGTCACGAACTCGCGGTTCAGGGCGGAGGAGGCATACGCCCCGCCGGTGCCGCCCGAGATCAGCGCCTCGCCGATCCCCCAGGCCTGCAGCAGCTTGGTCTGGACCCGCTCGAAGTCGGCCTCCAGGTTGGGCACGCTCTCCCGGCCGAACACGTTCTCGACCTTCAGGCCGAAATTGTGGACCATCAGCCGGAAGTCGGCGGCCAGCGCGGACTGCAGGTCGTCGCGGGCGTCGTCCAGCTCGGACTGGTCGGGAATCCACGGCTCGCCGTCGCCCATGTCCTCGATGCCCAGGGTGGCCAGCACCAGCGGGGAGTACAGCCGGTCGGCGACCGCGTCCTGGGCGGCCATCAGCGATTCCTCGGTCATCAGGGTCCGGAAGGAGCGCAGCAGGTGCGGGGCGCCGCGCTTGGCCCACGGTGAGGGCCGGTTGACGATCCGGCTGATCAGCGCGTCGGAGATGTCCAGCCCGTCGTTCTGGGCCGCGGCCTGGATGATCTCCGGGTAGTACCGCACCAGGTCCTGGTACTCGCGGTTGCGCTGCAACCGCTCGGAGGGGGTCTCGTCGGTGTTGGACAAGCCGGCGCCTCCCTCGGGGCCGGACCGCAGATTGTCCACCAGGTCCTTGACCAGGAGCTGGACCCGGTCGCGCTGGACGAACAGGCTGCGGGACACCCGCAGCATGTCGGGGTTCAGGATTTCCTCGCTCGACCAGACGCCCAGCGATTCGTTGAAGTGGGCCAGCGAGGTGACCTCGCCGGTGGTGAAGTACTCCCGGCCGAGCTGGTCGGGCAGGAACTCCAGGTAGTTCAGGTCGTCGCCGAGGAACATGTCCTCGTAGAACTTCTTGATCAGCGGGTCCTTGGAGTCGAACTCGAGGCCGACGACCGGGAACTTGCTGTAGATGTCGATCAGGAGCGGCACCAGGTCGTGGGTGGCGTAGAACAGGCGGCACCAGCGCCGGATGTCCTTCAGCTCCTCCTCGTCGTCGACGTTGAAGGGGATGCCCTTGTCGGCCAGGCTGCCCAGCGGCTGGCGGACCTTGGGAAGGGCGATCTGCATGTTGGAGCCGCCGCCGAGGAACTGCCGCCCCCGGTAGCCAGCCAGCCGGGACCGGTTCATTGACGCGGTCAGGCTGCGGTTGCTGATGGCGGTCCGCACGTTGATCGCCTCGGCGCGGGCCTGGGTCGGGCTGACCGGCATCGCCGCGCCCATCTTGCGCAGCTTGCTGACCTCGTTCTGCCAGTTCGCGCCGCCGGTGTGCAGGAAGCTAGTCACCGACCGCCCCCTTCTCCTTGACCTTGGTCAGGCTGACCTCGGCGTACCACGCCTCATCGGGTACCCCCTCGTCGGCCTTCTCGGTGATCACGACCCGGAACATCGGGTACAGCGGGGTACCGCCGTGGCCGAGGTCCATCGACATCTCCTGTACCGTCCCGATGCCCTCGTAGTGGGTCGCCGCCCGGCGGCACTCCACCACGTCGCCGGGGGCGAACGGCGGCCCCACCGGGCTGCCGGGCTGGGTCAGCAGCAGCAGCGCCCACTCGTTGGCGTTGAGCGGCATTCCCCGGGCGCAACCCGCGCAGAACACCTGGTAGGTGTCCGGGTGGGTGTAGACGGTCTCCCGGGGGAGCTTGCAGCCGTAGCACAGTTCCGCTGTCATCAGGCCATAGCCTACTTCTTCTTGCGCTTGTTTCGGGGAAGCTCGGTGCCCTCGGGTTCGCGCCACTGCCCCTTGTTCGGGCCGGTGAACTCCCGACCGGCCCAGTCCTTGGGCTGGCTGGGAATCTTGGTGGACGGCGGTTTCGGCTTGCCGTAGGTCTTGGCGACCGGGTCCTCCGGGGAGTCGTACTTGGTCCAGTCGGCGCGACGCAGCAGGGCATTCAGCTCCCTGCCCACGCGAACCTCGTCGGCGCAGTCGGGGCAGTGCAGCGGGCCGCCGTCGTCGGCCTCGACCATGTGGCTCTTGGCGAGTTCCCTCTCGCACTTGGGGCAGGTCGCGGTGCCGTCGTGGCGGCGCTCAACCTGCATCGCCTCGATCCTGTCGAAGGTGCCGTCGCAGTTCTGGGGATCGCACCGCTCGCCGCGCCCGGCCTGGCAGTAGTCGCACTCCGGGGCGCGGGTGTCCTCGACGATGTCGTTGAGGCAGCCCGGGCAGTGGTCCTTGTAGGAGCCGAAGCCGCCCTGCTCGACGGTGGTGAGGTCGGGGTGCTCCTGGTTGCAGACCTCGCAGTGACGGACGCCGAGGTCTTCGTCGTCGTCCCCGTAGGCTTCAT